GTGCGCGTGTCGCTGACGCTCCAGCCAATCGGCTCCTTTGCTCATCACACTCATTGCGAGAGCCTTGCCTGCACGGTTGTGTCGTCATCACTGGCGGCGAGGATGGACTTGCCAAGGAATTTATTCGCCCCCGATGCGTCATCAGCAGTCGCCAAAAGATTGCTCGCATCCCAGTAGAGTTTCACGCCAGCGGCGATGGCCTCACCCGTGCCGGTGGCTTTGGGCATAGCGAACACGCCGGTAAGGGCCAATGCTCCGAGCGTATTAGCTTTGATGTCGAGCTTGGCGATGCCGATCAGGTCTTCCTGTACGACCACATCACCAGCGGATACATCACTGGTCGGAACATGGTTGATCGCGTCGCCTCGTTGTTTGAAAATCGCTGTCGTTGTCATAGTAAAAAATCTCCATTGTTAAGGGTTGATTTTGGTTTCTTATTCACCGTCCGATTTGAGCAGGCCACGCCAGTCCTGTTCACGAATTCCAAGATCGAAATAAACTCTGAACCACATTCCCAGCGTGTTGAAGTCGGTGTTGCCTTTTTCAATCGTCGGGGTGCGTTTGCCCTTGAGGTAGCCGATCTCGAAGGTGTCCACCTGCGCGGGATTGCCAAACAAATACCAGCCGTTTTCAGAGTTGCCGGTGTAGTTGGCATTGGTCAGATACGGGCTGGAAATCACCGCTAGATTCTCATCCGCCAGTGTGTTCAGAGCAGGCATCAGAGTCGGGCTTGCGCCACTGGTCGCATCGCCGCCATTTGTCGGCACGAGCAGGAATCGCGGTTCAACACTGATCGGCTGGCCATCCGCATCGGTCTGATCAAGGAACATCGAGATCGCCAAGGAAAGCGATTCGTGGTTCAACTCGCTGTCCGCTCCGGTCAGCAAGTTCTTGTGTGCCGTGTGGAACAGCTTTTTGCTGTCACCTTGAGTGGGGTTAGCCAGCAGTCTTTGGAAGAACAACTGGTCAATCAAACGAGCCGCCCGGTTGCCCATTGAAGTCGGGAACTTCATAAACGCGCCCAGATCGTCGTTGATGATCATCTTGCGGGTCAGTACAAACTTCTTGCCGTAGGTATCAAGCTGATTGGTGGCCTTATCTTCACGGACAGAGCCGTCTTTGATCTCACCGTCAGCCGCTACCGGTTCGAGATCACCCACGTCGGTCAGACGGAATCGCTGGTTTTCTTTGAAGTCGTTCAGATCACCCACGCTGCACAGTTTCGGAGCAATCAAAGGCTGAGACGTAAACGCCTTGAGCATCCGCTTGTTGGCGACATTAGACAAAATCCCCGGCAAGCTGACCGTGCTGAACGCCGCCTGAATCAAGCCGGTATCGCCATCGGGCACAGCCATACCTTCAATCCGCACACAGTCCCGCAAAATGTCTGGCAAGGCCTTGCCGCGAATCTTATCCGCCGAGTCAACCACCCGCTCGCCATACTCTTTAAGCAAGTCATCACCATCAAGGCCTACCCGCAGACACAATGCCGCCTCCAGTGTGTTTCGCTGAGTTGGGCTATCGGCATCGCGTTTGACGGTGATATTTACATCCGCCACAGGTCGAGCATCTCGAATCGCCTGCAAGACAGCTGCGGAAGTTCGTTCGGTTTCCCAACCTTCCTCGATGGCCTTAGCCTCAATCGCGTCATGCTCACCCATGCAAATCTTACCGATAGCACTAACGCGAGCGCGTTCGTCAGCGATGGCCTTGGCAGCGACATCAGCCTCGCTGATTACTTTCTTGTTGGTTTTGTCTTTGTCCATTTGAGATTCCTTTTCGTTCGAGTCTGTTTTGTTTTTTTGAAATGCGCCGGTCAGGTTGAACATCGCGGCGACCTTCATCTGCGTGGCGTTGTCGGCCCCGACAGCCACGACGGAGACCTCTCGCAATGTCGATTGTTTGATGTGATAAAACGGTGCCTCGTGTTCGATGCCGTTGACCTCGCGAGTTCCCGCTTTGACAAATTCACTGTCGGTAACTTCCGCTCCGATAGAGAGCTGCCAGTCAGCACCGGCCTTGGCCTGTTCGACAATCCCGCTGGCGGTTCCACTGGTGGAAGTAATCTCACCTTCGATCATGAGTGAGCCATCTTCGATCTTGGCAGAGACCTGACCGACGCGAGAAGTCGTGCGGTTTTCATGGTTGGTCAGAAGCGGTACGCTTTCAGGAATCGCCAAACCAGCAAGATCGACAACGACCGGATGTTTCCAGCCCGGCAGGTTCATCTTGCCGCCAGAGTAGGCAAGGCCCATCACCTTGGGATTATTGTTCGTGTTGTCGTTATTGCCTGTGGGACTGGCGGATTCGATCATCAGAAATTCATTCATCTTCTTTGTCCTCTTCAATAGGAGTTTTTGTTGGTGTTTTTGTTTGCGTCTCGTCTTCCGAAAGTCCAAGCTCGCGACAGAGATTCTTTTCGCGGGCGCGTTGTTGGAGTTCCTCCTCCCAGTCCTTGCCTTGACGGGCGTATTCATAAGCCAATGTCGTGGTATTGCTTTCCAGCCGCAGCCGCTGGGCGTTGGCTTCTTTGTACGGGTCAACATGCTCCATGCCGTCCCAGAACCACTGGTGGGCGGGCAACGCTGAATCCATAAGGTGGTTGCGGAAAGTGAGATATTCGCTCAGCCAGGCGTGAAGAATGCGATCAAGAACTACTCGCGAGATAAAGGCCTGGTCGACATGAATCGCCTTATAATAAGTCTGGTGATCGAGCCGACCCGAACTGTAGTTGTAGCCGGAGGAATTGCCCGCCGCGATATTAAATGGCATGTTCAGACAGCGGGCGATCTCGTTGAGAATTTCCTTCTTGAACTCGGCATAACCGGTCGCGGGTTGCTCTGGATGAAGCTGCGCCATCTTCCAGCCACCGGGCATGGTCAGGAGCATATTGCGCTCAAGCTCGATCAAATCCATCGGCTCGACCGAGTCGGCTTCACCGGATGCCGGAGCATCCGTATAAAGAATCCCAGCGAAGTTTGCCGCCGATTCCGCTGCGGTAATCACCGCCAAGGTGAATCTGCGAAGCTTGGCGAACAGCGGCAAGGCTGGTGTAATCTCCGGAATCCCGCGATGCAATTCAGGCCGATCATTTCGATAACAGTGAATCACCGAATTGGCCGGAAGCACATTCGCTTTGCTGTCATAGTCAAGCTGATTGCCGCCCGGATGATATTTTGTTACTCGATAACTGACCGGATTGCCGTAAGCATCCAGCTTGATACCGTCAATTTCGTCAGACTTGCCTGTAAACGACAGATCACTGGTTACCCGATCCGCTTCGATGAGCTGCACATCCATCTTGATCGTGTGATTGATCGCGGGATTAGCCGCTAGAACCGCGAACGACTCACCGTCTTGACAGCGAGCCATTCGCATCGTGCGGAGTTTTTCAGCCAGATTGACCGCCGCCTGCCATGCGGTGAATTCATGTTCGATTTCGCGGTTGAGGTCTGCGTCTTCACCGAGCATCTGCAATCGTGGGCCTGTGCCGATAGTGTCATTGGCGATGGTCAAAACAATCCCGCGAGCGTAACTGTTATTGGCTACCTCATAGCGACTACGCTGACGAAGCTGGCGACGCACTTCCGGCGAGGCGGCCATGTCTGCGGAAAAGCCATCGGCAGCCGCCCAGTGCTTTTGATTGTCACAGGTGGTCTGCGCGGCGTCGAATCGTCCGCGAATAAAGCCACCTCGCCGGGAGCTGGTGGATTGAGCATTGACAGATTTATCATCTCGCCGAAAAAGCCCAGTCAAATTGTCCAAAAGTCTCGCCACGATTATCTACGCTCCCGATGCTTTCATTTTGCTGATGCGAATTCCCATCCCTTTGCCTTGAGCCGCCTTCTTAGATGCCAGATACCGATCCGCTTCGATCTGGTCTTTGAGCGAATGCTGCTCGACCTCGCCGCTGTCGCCCCGAACCCGCTTTGGCTCGGTGGCGTTTTGCTCTATGGATTGCTGAATTTCGTCTGACACGGCTGTCTCCAAGTAAAATCTTTCGTATGTCTATTGCTAACTCGCTGAATTGGCGGACTGTCGGAAATTGGCGAGTTTTTTTGAAAAAAGGCGGAAGCAGTGCAATCAGCGACGAGAGTTGCGTTTAATTTCAGAGAGCTTCAATCGCTTAGATGTGGACTTGGTGATCTGTTGTGTGCCGTGCAGAACCGCGCCTTGGATACTGGCTGCGACCGCGCAACCGACAATGCCGTCGAACCAATGATTGTCGTGGGCTTCGGGACGCAGCTTCCATTCGTCAACCGTTCGGCCACGACCTGAGGTTTTGACACAATATTCAGCGGTGAGATGTTCAGCGAAAAGCTGATGGACGACCGGGTCGCGGCCATGCAGAGACAAGCAGCCGCGATCACCCATCACCGCCGCCAATCGGGCGTGAATGAATGATTTCCAGTAGTTGGTGTCATACAGAACATGGCGGATTGCCCGCTTGCCGTGGACGTTTGGGATTCGCCAGTTATGGCCAACTCGGTCACCACGCTTCTTCTTGTATTCGGCAAACGGCGTGCTGGACGCTCCAACGTAACGTCCGTGACTTGGGTACAAAACCGCCGCATGGTTTGACTGGCGGCAAAATTGATAGACTACATCGGTCGAGGTTCCCCAGTTGGCGTCGATTAGACAGCGGTCAATCTTCATCATCGCACCGTCGTCACGTTTCCATTCTTTGGAGAGATACTCGCCGGTCAGTGTTTCAAGTCCGGCATAGATCGAGCCTTCCAGCCCCGCGCCTTTTTTAACATCCAGCAGAGTTGGTCTTGCATCACGAAGTGTAAAATATCGCCGACGCTGGTTTGGGTAGGCTCCGTAATCAACCACATAGCCAGTGAAGTCCGATTCCCACGCCGTCACAACATAGAACAACAACTTCCCCTGAACATCGATAAACATCGTAAGGTGATTACAGCCAATTGGAATCTCACTGGGTTTGTGGCCATTGAGTTTCTGGGCGATTTCATCGATGGTGAGCTGTTCATCCTCACCGACATTTTCCGGCAGAGGTTCATTTTGATATTCCGCCCAGAACGCCACCTCGTCTTGTAATTTCAGGTTCATCGCGTGCTGAATGGCACTGACTTCATCGTGATTGAATCGAGGCAGCCAAGCCACCTTCGCACCGGCGTCCATCGCTTCCTGATTGGTTTTGTAAAACGCGGTCGCCTCGCGAATATCACCATGGGCGCGCAGAGAATCAGCCCTAACTTCAGCGTATTTATCCCAGAGCTTTTCATCGTCGGGGAACGCATAGACCATCTTGGTGCGTTCGCCGTTCCATTCGGGATGTTTTTCGGTATCGAGAATCCGGTCGGCCATGTCGCCCGGATGGATGACGGTGCAAGGCATGATCCCGCTGATCTTTTGCCCCGGCCCGGCGAGGCCCAGCACCGCGCCTGCGAGAATACGTTCACGGTTGGCGCACTGCGAAAGCGAACGGGCCGACTCATCGGTCTGCGGATCGTCGAGAATGACCAGACATGGCCTGGCCGTCTGGCCATCGGGACGTTTGAACTTCATCCCGCGAATTCGTCCAGTGATTCCCGCAACACGAATAATCGCGCCCGATGCGGGTGAACCAACAATGGTCGGCAGGACGACTTCGTTGGCAGTCCAACTGATCTGTGTACGTTCGTTCTTGTAGAGTTG